AAGAAAGTATCTTGCTTAACTATTATTTCTAATGCCATAATTATGTTTATTTATATTTATATATATTAATTTTAAAAAGATTATTTTTGCTTTTTTATAATTAATTGAATACCGGCACACTATACTCTTACTGCGTCTTCGCCAACTGGTAGTTGTGTTGCTCGCCGCTACAAGCAAATGTGATTTTTGTGCTTGGAGATGTCAGTATCTATTATGGTTCTGGCATTGGATATAAGAATTGTTACTATTATATATTTATTATTATTATTTATTATTTATTGTTTATTATTATTCTATATTATATCATAGATGTTGCAGATCTTTTGCTTTACTATTAGTATACCTACTTCTTAACACAAAAAAAGCTACCCTTAGATAGCTTTTAATTTAAATATTATACCTATTGATGGTGTCCCTCGTGAAGATATACCACCACTTATTCCTATATTATTTCGCATTAGAATTAAGTTCATATTATATGACCCATTATAGGTTGGATTACAATATAATATTGTCTGTGTTTTCTGCTTTATTGGCTTTAACATTATGTTCTCCAATTCTATTTTAACAGATCTGCCTATTATTTGATTTTTTTGTAGTGTATCATTTATAATTATTTTATTATTACCTGATTTTATGGTATCCATATATATATTTTTAGAATAAAAAGAATCTATTACTTTAACCGTATCTATATGTGGTGGTAATTCGGTTGTATCATGTTTAATATGGTTAATTATAATTGGTTTAGATTTAACTTCAACAAATGATTTTAAGTTGATTGTATCATACTTTATTCTATCCCTATACACTATATTCTTTTGTTCATTTAACACAAAGAAGCCTATCAGAAATAGCAGCATTACTATAATTATATTCTTTATCTTATCTATCATATTATTCACTTTATTTTTTGGCGACAGCGAGTCCAATAACGAGCGATAGTCGCAAGTAAAAGTTGGTGTGCCGTTATCTTACGGATTCTGAATGCTATAATCTTGTGCCATTTTATAATTTAACACTAAATTGAATAATTGGTTTCTATTAGTAGTTTTAAATTCAAAATTGGTATCAGTTATTACAATTGGTATATTTACACATTCTAATACTGAGTTATCCTTTAATGTATATGTATCATAGAATAAGAATACCTGCTGACTTGTTACCAATTGTTGTAAATATTCATATTCTTCTTCGCTAATCCAATCAGAGTTCATTTGAAATTCATCAGTTGCGGTAATTGATAGAATATTTTGTCCTCTTAATTTACTAATTCTAAATGGATTAGCAATTGAAGTTGAACTTACTACTGATCCTGCTGGACCTACTAATCTTCTATCATATTGTGTTGGTGACTTAAATTCTTTTCTTTCAATAGTAGTAGTTTGTTTATTATCCTTGTTAAAATTCCAATAAGCCCATGTACCTTGTCTATTTAAGAACTTAATTCTTACATTTTCATAACGACTACAAGGATTTTCTGCCTTATACCATATTGATGCATAGTTAAATTGTGTAGTTGTAGCTGTTAAATAACCTTTTATACTAAACTTATAATAATTACCTACTACTATTGGTGTGCCTGTGGTCGTTGCATTACTTGCGAATCTACCTTTTTTATCAAATAATTGAACTGTAAAGCATTTGTAAGGATATAATGTACCAGATATAGTATCAGTTAGAATATGTTGATAAGTTGATACAGTACCACCGTATGCGTTATATTCTACTACTTCTAAGGCTACTAATCTATTTGTATCGGCATATAAATCACATAAAAATCTTGCTCTCTCACCTTGTCCTGGTCTAATTGGTATAGCGTGAGCCATATCATAACCATAATCGTTCATAAATCTAAAATTGGATGCAGTTGAACTTGATAATATAAATCCAGGTGATACTGCACCATTTTGTCTAAAATAATATATATTATCAAAGTTAACACTAACTTCATCATATTGTCTTGTACCATTATAACCATAATAGGTAGAAGTTGTACCATATATTTTTTGTATATTAGTAAATTGTCCTACTATATTACCGCTTGATAAACTATTTAGCGTTGGACTATTTATTTGCCAAGTTTCTATATATGTGTCACCTGTTAAAGTGAATGCATTAATTACTTGTGCTTGTCCGTCATAGTAAGTATATAAACCAGAAGTAGTTTTAATTGTTATTATATCACCTACATTTGCAAAAGAGTTAGTACCAGCTATTTTATATCTTGAATAATCTCTATATACACCATCAGGTCCAATTGCTCCAACTGGATTAATACTTGAAAATGTGGCATTAGGATTAAACTCTAAACCAAATCTCATGTTATATTTTACTATACCATCAGTTTCTGGTGCAATAGTAGGAAAATTATTTAAAGGCGCACCCCAACCAGCCTGTTCGTTAACATATTCTGCCTGTCCTATACCATAATAGGTTTGATTACCTGTTTCATATGGATATGATACATAAGATTTTATAACTGCTTCTGGATTAAATACAAAATAGTTATTCTCTCTACCAGGTGTTTTAAATCTACCTAATGCTGTTGATACAGTAGGCGCTTGTATTGCTTGATTTAGAATATTTATATCACATATTAAGAATGGATCGGTAGCAGTTGTGTTAACAAAAGATGCCGTAAATGCAAACCAATTTGGCGCATAGACTGGACTAAACTTAGATGGTGTTTGATTAATTGATATTTGTGGTCTTGTGTATGATGCTGTTGCCATTATATTTTCTTTATATTTATTTGTTTAAGGTCTTTGAAGGTATCATCTATTAATTTATTTAAATCAAGTAAACCACCATTTGCTAACTCATCCATTACTTTTTTATTATTAAATAGGGCAGTTTTTGATTTTTCTAAAACATTTGTTGGTTTTATACCATTTCTACTTATACCTCTTGATATGGCCCAACCAACTTGTTCATAATTTTTATATTTAATACCCTTATGAGTTAGTCCTAATCCTTTTATTTTAGCCCATTTACCTATCTTTGGACCAGGTGGCATTCTGGCTCCTTTTTTTCTACCTTCATCTACATTTATTAAATAGGCATTAGCGGTTATTTTCAATAAAATCTCATTAGAAGTTTCTGTTAATTGATAATCTAAACTTTCTATTAATTCACCGCTTGCCTTTTTATCAGCTATTATTAATTGTTTAGTTAATTCTTTAATATATGCTTCACCAAACTTTTCAATTGCCTTCTTAAAATAAAATGTTGATAGTGCCATACTAATATATATCTTTTTATTTATTTATATCTAAACCTTCTAATAATTTTTTAATTTCTTCTAAATAGTTACCTATTCGGCTATCTTTATTAACCAATTTTAATATAGCTTCGGTTTCTTTTATTAATTCTTCTTTACTCATATTCTATATATTAACTATTTGTCATTGCCGCATCTATTGATGTTAAATAATTGTTTAGATTATTGTATAATATAGTTTGGTCTATTGATTTATTACCTATAAAAACAAAAGCATATCTATTTTGAGTACTGCCATTTGTTATTTTTGTAACACCTGTGAATGTGTTTGCTACATTAATACCAGGAAATATAATCGGACCAGCACAAGTTGAAGCAGTTGCCACCTGAGAAAAGTTAGGTGCCGCAATATTTGTAGTAAATAACATACCATTAACATAATAATTATACATCAAATTACTAACTAATGTATTATTTTCTCTACTTATTGAATAAAATCCATATGGATTAGAATATAATTGTGATGTATCTGTTGTACCACCATAAATAGGATTATTAGTAGCAATACTGGTTCTATTGCCATATAATTGTAATTGATAAGCAGTAGTTTGATTTAGTGTCGCTAATACAATACCACTTAATCCATTTTGTCCTGCTGATGAACCCATATCATAAATAAATCCACCTGGTCTTGTTGGCATTTCATTTGTATAAAATCCCATTACTCCACCATAATTCATAGCCGACTGAGTGGCTGATTCTTTTGTAGGATCATATGGTTCAACATTATTATTAAAATTACATACAACCGCATTTGGATTAAAGTTTGTATTTAAGAAACCAGTAGTAGCCACACCGGTTGTTCTCCATCCTTTTAATGTAGTAAATACTAAACCAAATTGAGGACTCGCTGTATTACCTATTGTTAAATCATAAGTACCAGGTTGAGCCCAATTTATTAAACTTTGTGATTGTGTAGCAGCCGCCAGTACATAAAAACAATCAAAAACATCCTTCAATTGTTGAATACCTAATTCACATTTTAGATTTATAATAAAGTTATTTATATCATCCGCATTATCAGGTAAATTAAAGTTCCAAGCATTAAAAAGGTTATAAGTATCCTCATCCAGTTGAGGTGCTGGATGAGTTCCTTGTTTCGCCGATGGTGAGACTTTTTGTCTCCATATGTTTCCAATAACACCATTATTGGCATTATACATTCCTCTATTCATTATTCGGTTGTTCTGTTTCTGTTGATTCTTCTATTGGATCATCTGGCAAACTTGCTATAATCGCCTCTATTTTTTCTACAAGTAAATTTTTCACTTCTGTGAAAGAAGGATCATAAGGCATTCTTACATCAACCTTATCATAAAGAACTGATATAGTTTTAACTGGTTTTCCAGAGTTTAATCCATTAAGGATTCCTATCCATATTTGTTTCATATTATTATATTATTTTTTTTTAGAAATCACCAAGCTCACAAGTCCAACTTACTCTATCATCAGCATCAGCAAATGTTGATTGACCTACATATATTTTAGATTGAGTACCTAAACATAAGCCACCATTAAAATTAAATGTTGTATTTGGACCTACTATACCTGTACCGGGTGTTACTATTGGAAATACTGCTTCTCTATATAAATAATTTGTAAGATCATCTACATTTTGAATGTAAATTCTTATTGCCATAGCACTTGTTGGCGAACTCATAGTGCCGGTGGTTATTGCTGTGATTCTTTCTATTCTTGAACCATTTGATCCAGGTGTGCATAACAAGAACAAATTTCCTGTTGTTCCATCTCTACCTGAGGCAGCATTTGATATAGCAGATTGAACTCTCGGTGCTGCTATAAAAATTGGTGAATTATTAATTGACATAATTTTTTATTTTTTTTTATTTTTTTATCTAAAATTGTAACTTAAATATATTCCATAAGCCGGTGTTATTGAACCTGTTGCTCCTATTGATCCAGTCGCTCCTATTGAACCTGTCGGACCTATTGAACCTTGAACTCCTGCGCCTTGCGGACCTGTTGGTCCTATTGGACCTGGCACAGTTGAATCAGAACCTGTTGCTCCTTGTGGTCCGATAGGTCCTTGACTACCTGTATTACCAATAGGTCCGATAGGTCCTTGACTACCAGTATTTCCGATAGTTCCTTGACTACCTGTATTTCCGATAGGTCCGATAGGTCCTTGACTGCCTGTATCACCTTTATCACCTTTATCACCTTTTGCTCCTTGTGGTCCTTGTGGTCCTGCTACTACATCTGATAAGAAAGCGAGTGTACCTGTGCCATCTTGAAATGTTATTGTATTAACCGCTCCTGCTGTTGTCTGGTCAAAAACTAAATCAGTAAATCTACCATCTGATGGATCAACTTTTCTTATTTTTGTATCATCCATTTCGATATTAGATAATGCTGATTCAACTTTAACAGAAAATGCAGTTACTACTGATTGATTTAAACTATCAATAAGTTGAAGTCCAGATGAAACCAAAGTTCCTGATTCGCCACCTGAACCAGATGATTGAAATGCACCATTTAATAATTCTATACTTAAACTCGATGTATTACCTGATGTAAGTGTCTGTTGTAAATTACCACCAGTTATATCACTCAATAAAGCGATAGTACCACCATTATCAGGAAAGAAAATTGTTTTAGAAAGAGATTGTGTACCTTGATTGAAGTTTAATACAGTTTCAGCACCACTTACTTTATCTAATTTAACAATACTACTATTCTGAATACTAATAGAACTTGATGTATTACCAATTTCTATACCTTGATTATTTATTAATACTTCATCACCAATATTATTAGAAATGTTTATATTTGCTGCTCCAAGTGTGTTTGTGTTACCAAAATTATCATTCAAATCTATTAAACTACCTTCATATAATTGAAAGCCTAAACTCGCAGTATTACCTAATAAAAGTGTCTGTTGTAAATTACCACCACCAGATGATGCAGGAAATGTAAAGTCAAATATGGCACTAAAAGAATTACCAACATTTGTAACAGTTGGCACACTACCTGATGTACTTACAGAACCTACTTGTATAGTTGCTGCCGGTCCAGTAGGTCCTTGTGGTCCTACTAATCTTAATTGATTTGTTCCATTATTATAAGATGTAGTCCAACCTAAAATAGGTATCTGTGGTGTAGAACAAGGTGTATATTTATTTGGTACTTTAATTGTAATTGAAGCCATCCAACCATTTACATTATCATCTTCTACTTCAAAAACTGGTTGTAAATTAATATCACCATCAAACATCATACCTAAATCAGTATAATATGGATGTTGATCTATTTGTGTTATAAAGGTTTGTAATACGAACTGCATGTCTGATAGTAATTCATTAAAATTAGCATCACCTTTTGCTACTCTATCTAAGGCATAAACATTAAAGGTATGTAAATATACATTCATTCTACTCGCACCACCATTACCTGAACTTGTAACTGTTGAGTTAGTCGGTTCAACAGCAATTAAAGGATATCTTCTTTCATTAGCTGAGTTAATATTATATGATGTGCCAAAGAAATAATCGTTCACCATTTTGTTATTCATGGCTACCGAATAGAATATATCTATTATTTTATTTAGGCTTAATGTATTATTCATTTATTTTTTCTTTTTTATGTGGTACTCTTCTACTTTGTCTTGGTAATACCATAATGATAGTTGGTTAAGTGCCATTATATAATTTAGTTCAACTACTTGTTCAAATTTTGTTATATCATCTTTGGCTAATCTATTTATCATTGAGTGCCAACCAAATTCTTCTGGTATTTTTGGAGCAAATCCATCACCACCTCTACTTGAATATAACTTTTCGTATCTTTTGTCTATTTCAGCAATCCATTCAAAAAAAAATTAATGACTGGTATTACATCTACCAATTTCATAGATAGTATTACTCTTTTATTAGATTCAAAATCTAATGGATTTCTTTTTATTAACTTCCAATATTCTGTACCACCTTCTGTTACTTCTTTGGTAGCTGGTCTTATCATTACTGATGCTATATCAGCCAAATAATCCCAATCATTCTTTTTATTAGTTATCATTGTCTTTATATCACTCACTTCACCAACATTATAATCAAAAGCATTTTGTTTGTAACTATAATTGATACCACCTACTTCAAAATATAATGGTGGTGTAATGTTAACAGCATTTAAACTATTTAAACTATTCATTAATTCAACTAATGGTACAGCTAACTCACATAATTGACCATAAGACATCTCATCAAATACACCTATATCTACCTTTGCTAAAACTTCTACTAATTGTTGAGTTAGTATATCATCAGACATGGCTAACACCTTTTGTTTTTCTTGTATTTTGTTTAAATCAATAAACTGCCTCATAGTCATATCACTCCAATTGGTTGTCATATTATACTCAGCTTCTTCAAATTTGAATCTCATATTTATATATATTATTTTTGTGTTTATTATTTATATATTAAATTAATAAAATGGTTTTCTAAAAGAAACCTACATATTTTTTATCATATCTACCTCTTTTTTCTGTTGTATATATTGCATACCTCAATGCGTCCATAGCATCATCATATAATTTAACTGGCTCATCTAATATTTGTTCTTTATTTGTCTTCCAAGAATACATTTTAAACTCTTTCCATACATTTAAACTTGTCTTATCTACAAATATCTTATTCATTTTAACAGACATTATACCTTCTTTTACATCTTTGACTGCTTCTTTCATATTATAACCAGCACGCCTTAAATCTTCTATTATTTCTGGTCGTGCGTAATCGGCAAAACAATATTTCTTTTTATCTATACCTAAATTATTCATTTCTTTTATAATATCTTGACTGGTTAAATTGGATTTATATAATTCTTCTTTTACATAAACATTACCATCAGACCAACTTATTTTTAATAAACAAGTAGGGTGATTATAACCAAAATCTATACCATAACACCAATCATCAACTGGCGGCATTAATTCTATTTGCCTAAAATGTGTATATATTCTTGTGTTTGGTATAGGTCGCTCACCTAATGCGTATATTTTATAATAGTTCTCATCCACATTTATAAGGTTTGCTATTTCTTTTTTAATATCCTCACTTAAATAAATGTTATCTAAATATGTAGATTTAATTAATATAGCATTATCTTCTTTCATTAATTCGTATAAATAATGTTCGTCATCAGATGGATTAAAATCTATAAATAAACATTTAGAGGTTCTCATATTTAATTGTAAATAATCTTCTCGTGTCAGTTCGTTGCCTTCATTACAATAACATATATCTCTTTTTCTACCTCTTACCTTCTGACTATCATCTATTGAGAAAAACTCTATGCTTGCCTTATTCGAGAATATGTATCTTTGTTCTGTTTTATTATGGTTATTTATATCATATAATCCTAATTCATTCATTATCTCAACAAAATCTCGTAGTACAGAACCACGAAGCGCAGGAAAAGATTTTCTAACTACTGATACCTGTAACTTTGGTGTAACTAAACATAGATATATTAACAGTTGGATTATAGAATATGTTTTAGAACTTCTACTACCACCTTGATTACATATAAATCTTTTACCATTTTCATATGCTTTAAGATTGCGACTAAATACTACTGTATGTTGTATGTCTAAATTATCCTTCATCTGGTCCTAATAATCTTATTGTTTTAATACTAACTTCACCACTATGTTCTATTTTATCAACATAAAGTCCTTGTAGCTTGCTCAACTCTTGTCTTACCTTCAACTTATCAGCAATAGTTTCTGCCTGCTCCAATAATGTTTGCGTTTGTGCTATCGCCTCTTCTAATGCTGCCTTTCTTATATCTTTATACATATTAGCAATTATTGCCTGTGCGTCAGCTAAATAGTTATAAGCCTGTGCCTGTTTAACATTAGCCTCCTTCATTACATATTCTAAAATAGTAGAGGTAGAGGCTAAGTCTTTTATTCTCATCCTAACTACCTCTTCTATTAATTTATCTTTATCAAATCTCATATATTCTAATCCTTTATAATATATAGTTTATTTAATTAATTTTTTATATTGTTCCCAACTTTCAATCCTCTTTTCGGCTATCTTAAAATAATCAGCATCCATTTCCATACCTACAAATCTTCTACCTTCTAACATTGCTGCTATACCAGTTGAACCTGAACCCATAAAAGGTTCTAATACTATACCATTTTCAGGTGTAACTAATCTAATTAAATATGTCATAAGATTAATTGGCTTCATAGTAGGATGTGTAGATTTCATATCTTCTGGCACACCTAAATTGCGCTCCTTCTTAGAAACTTTTGCTACATAAAAAAAGCGACTTGCTCCACCTTTGTCAGAATAAGTTGATTCAGGACTTCTTTGTCCACCAGGAGAGTTTTTAACTACTCTACCATTGGCATCATTATTATATTGTTTATTAGATTTACTTGACTTACTCACACCACTTTGCTCATCCAATAATTGTGCTGCTTCTTCATCAAATATAATATTTGCTGGGAATCTACCTTCTGAATTACTTACTTGAATTTTTTGTTTCATACCTGCTCCACTTTTTCTTGTTTCATCATATTTATCCATCATTACCGCTTCTTTACCTTCAACAACTTTATTCTCACCATCTCCATAAGCACCTTCTATTCTACAACCATCAACATTAATACCACCTGTGCCCCATTTCATCATATTAGCAGCAACAGTCTTTTCACTTAAAGGTTTTCTTGCTACACAAATTGGCTCCACTGCTGGTTTGAGATTTGTCCCATAACCTTCATATGCTGAATTGCCTTTGGTTATATCTAATTCTTTTTTTAATCCATTACAATCAAAACTATCACAGTCTGTTTTATTCAATCTTTCATTTGGTGATTTACCAACAACTTCTCTTTTATTACCTTCAATCTTATCAACTGCTTTACCTATATTATGAGATTTTGGAAAGCCACTACCATATATCCACATTATCTGATCTCTTATCTCAAAGCCAGCATCTTCTATATTAACCACCATTCTGTGATAAGTTCTTGTACCACCAAATGATAAAATATGACCACCTGGTTTAAGAACTCTATATACTTCTGTCCAAAACTCTACTGATGGTACATCATAATCCCATTTTTTACCCATAAAGTTTAATCCATATGGTGGATCGGTTACTACACTATCAATAGAATTGTCTGGCAATTGTTTAAGGCTTGCCATATTATCACCTTGCATTAATTTAAATTGTTTCTTCATATTATTTATTTTTTTGTAATGTATATATTATTTTATTGCTTTCCTTTTTATTTACAATTGTGGTATATTTAGGTAAGTTTTTTAGCAATCTTACTATCTCATTTTTTTTATTAGAATCATCACTGCTATTTGGTTCCTGGCATATATAAATCTCTATACCTTCTTCTGTTATATATTTACTATAAGTATCATTTAATAGTTCATTTAATGAGTCTTGATTTGTTGCAGTAAAATAATATAAATTAAAGGCATCTTGTGAGAAATCGTATATGTCGGTTTTAGTTTTGATGGTTAAATAATAGTTGTTAAGTTTTCTTTTCATATTTTTATTTATTTTTTAATTATTCATTATATATTCTTTAACTAAGTTCCACATTCTCAATATACTTGATGAGCAGCCACCACAGCTTGTATCAACCCAACTTAAATGTGTAGGGTCTATATATTTTTTATAAAGTTCAAATATCTTTTGCTTATCTTCTGATCCTGCTCCACCTGCTTTTAGTAGTCGCATTACGAAATCTTTTTCTTCTTGTGTTGGTTTCATATTATTTATTATTTTTATATACCTTATCTAATTCTGGTATTACTTCTTCGTTTATATATTTTTTAATCCTTTCTTTATAACCTGATTTAAAAAACCTATCTACATTTTTTATATCTAATAATGTGGTTGCATTTCTTTTTAACCTTTTTGTTACTTCATATCGCTTTTTTCTATATTCGCTCCAACACGGTTTACACATCCAATCAAAATCACCTTGTATACCACAATCTTTACATGTTCTAAAATCGCTCATATTCTATTTTAGCTTCTATTTTACTCCACAAATAACCTATAAATGATACAGTAGCCGCAGTTATAATTGAATGAGTCCATATTAAACCAATCCAAAATGACATACACATTAGGCAGCTAAATGGTAATACTATAATGCTAATTATAAGCGAAAATAAAGCATTTAATTTTTTAATGGGTATCATATCAAATATCATTTTTATAGGGCTAAAATGCGTTAATAACCAGCTTAAAATGAATATATTAAATAGTGTTATCATATAGATTCTTGTATTAATTTTTTGGTTTTCAATACCGAATTTCTCACGGTTTGATAATTTATATTTATTATAGTTTGTATCTGTTGATATGTTTTAGGTTCAGTTATCTCATTTGTTACAGGACATATACCATAATATAGTTTAAACAAGATGGCATCTACAAAGTGTATATTATTTAATATATTTAACACCTTCATTAATATAATTCTTGTGTTTATCACTACCATTGGTTCATCTTCTACTTCTGGTAAATCGTCGGGATATATAAATTTTTTGTTTTTATAATCTTTGGTAAATGAACTCGTATTACTTTTAAGTTGATTATTCATAATACCTATTATAAATTTACCTAATTCATTTTTATTATATAATTCTACAACTTTATCCCATTTATTTTCTATCATTTCCATAATGATGAGCCAAATATGGCTTCTAAAATCATCTCTATATTCATATTCTATTTTATTAAAATATTGATTAATAATTTGGTTATTTAATATGTAATCCAATATTTCAGTCCTTAAAGTAATCTCTGTGTTGATATTCATTTCGTAATTTTTTAAAAATATGTAGGTTTTTTGCTGCTTCATATTCTTGTAGTTGTTCTGCTTTTTCCATTAATTCATCTACTATACCATTTATATATTGAAGACATTTTAGGTATAATACTGATGAAGCAATTGGTTCAAATCCATTTGCTGCCATTACTTCAAAATCTATTAAAAATCTAAAAATATCCTTTTCGTTTAAGAAAATTGGTTTAATTAAATAGGTTAATTCTGATACTAAGGCGCATATTGTACTATATGGTAACTTATGTGCCTTTGTTCTTATATTTATAAAGTCAGGTACTTGATTGGATTCTTCGATGCAAAAGTTAAATAATTCGCTTATTCCTGTATTTTTTGTCATTTTGTAATAATATTTGTATTTTTAACAAAATTATATCATCTTCCATTTCTTGATTTGTATAATTTGGTAATATCCTTTTTAGTGTAAAAAGTATTTTTTGTTTTCTGGTTAATATTTTTTCATAATTCATATATTATATATTATATTTAAAATATGTATTTATGATGGATTATTTATTCTTTGCCATTCATCTGCTGCTTGTTTTATTTTATTATAATCCATTAACATAAGTAACATATTATAAAATGGCTCTGCTAATTCTTGTATAGTTTTACCATCTTCTGCTTGTATTAAATACCAATCACCACATTTACTACAAAACTTTTCTGGTATGTTTATTTTTGTTAATTTATATTTCATATATATTGTAATATGGTTTCCATATTCGTAAATTCTTCATTAGGTGAATAAAATAGGTATAGAACTTTGGCATTATATTCAGTTTTAAATCTGTTGTTTTTAATAATATTTATTTGTTTTTTATGTTTAGGCATATTTATATAAGATATTGGTTTTACTTGTATACCTATTATAGTATTATTATGTTTGATTACAAGGTCAACTGAATAATTACAATCTATATCGCTTGTTGCCTTTTTTATATTATAATTATGTTTAAGGAGTTCGTATGCTTTATTCTCCATTTTAAATCCTTTAAATGAGTTAACAACAAATAGGCTATATTGGAAATTGATGCATTCTTCTAATGATGATTGGTAATTTTCTTGTATGCTTGCTTCAAATAATTCTTTACCATATTGTTGTATTTTATCTTTACCAATAAAATTTAATAAATCTTCTTCGCTGTCAAATTTATTATTATTTATTATGTTGTTCATGCTAAATCCACATTTTTTAGGATTATTAATACCATATTTTTCGTTAATTGTATTTAGTTTACCACCTGTTTTTATATAATTCATACCATATATATAAAAATATATGGCTCTCCTATATGGACTATTTATGGTTAAACAAAAATAATTTTTTGTGGTATAATAATTATGTATAAAAGAAAATTGTCTGGTATATATCAGATTTATAATAAAATAACTGAGCAATATTATATTGGTATGTCTACTGATATATTTGGTAGATGGGGTAGTCACTATTCTGATATAAAAATGACTAAACATACTTCAATTAAATTGGTTGATTTATGGAATTCATCACCTATTACTGATTGGGAATTTAAAATATTAGAGATTGTAAGTAAGACTTCTCATAGAGAAGAAACAGGACTTAAAGGTAAAGCGTTAGATTCTTCGTTTAGAAAATTATTACTTAAAAAAGAAAAAGAGCATATGAAACAGTGGTCTGTAACATATGCCCTAAATAAAGATAATAAATGGTTTAGTTAACGGTACATTTAAAGTTTATTTGGCTAAAGTATTTATTCATTTCTTTTTTTATTTGTTCTTTTTCTGATACTCGAACTAATAAAGCATCGTGAATTGTAAATACTGTATATTTTTTATTTAAATGAGCTAAAAGTCCATCAACCATTATATTACTCTCTTCAGTTTGTAATTTTATAGAAAATTCTTTAAAATTATTTTCCTTTAATTTGTCTATTAATTGCATTGTTTTTGGGAATAATTTTCTTACTGGTGTTTGATATTTATTTGGTTTATCAAATGCTACTAACATCATTAATTTTTTTGCTTTAGCTCTTCTTTCTTCTTTTGTTAATTCTGGATATAAATTATCACCAACAAATTGATATAATTCACCATTTTGTGATAGCTCAATAAACTTTTTATCTAATTTGTTTTGAAATAAATATGATAGAATGGCGAATTGTGCATTGTAAATATCAAGTTCAACTACTTCTTCACCATCAATTAATAATTGTAATCTTAATTCAGATTTCATATTAGTTATATTGGTATCTAATCTATTATTTGTTTGGTTTCTATTAGAATAAAAATCTTTATTTTCTATTCTTTGTATGTTATATAGCATATTTATTTTTGCATTATTGGATTTTCTTTCTATAAAATCATTTATATTTTCTATATAAGCTTCGTCTTTATAAATTATAAAATCTTTACCTTGTTGTTTTGCCTTATTATACAACCATTCTATACCACTATATTCACCATCAAATTCTATGGTTGGTTTTATAGAATTTAATATAGCATCTCCATTTATTTGAATTTTTTCACTATCTATTTTGTAATTTTTTATAAAGTCTGAGACATTTGATTTTACTGTTATCTCCTTCATTTTGTTAGTAAATTTGTTCATTTTTTTGTATATTTTTTTTTCGTTGGTGTTATTAATATCTGTTAATGTTTCCAGTGATTTTTTATCGTTTTTCTTCGGCTGATAGGGTAGGTTATTCTGCTCTGTGATAGAATGATTGATTACTTGTTTATAACCTTCTTTAAATACCTTTAAATCTTCTTTAAAAATATCTATATTAAAATACTTATTATTAAACATATATTTAATT